GAATTCGCCTTTCATACAGACGCTAAGGCATTATGGAAAGCGGCTAAACCTGTTATTACTTGGGGTTTCCCTTTGCGTATTTTATCAACTCATCACGGGCAACAATCTTTATACTTCAAATTTATTGACCAAATAAAAAAAGGAAAACTCAATTGGTCGCTTCACACAACTACAATTTATGACGCCGTTAATGACGGCATTGTTGATAAAATTTTAAGTAAAAAGGCAACAGTGCAAGAAAAAGAAAATTGGGTTAAAAGTTTGGAAGAAGATTCTTTTGACAAAACTACTTGGTTAGAAGAGTATTGCTGCATTCCGGTTGATGAAGCAACCGCATTCTTAAGTTATGACCTAATTACCGGTTGTGAAGATAATTGTTTGTTGGGTAACGAAGATTTTCAAAATGATTTTTATGTCGGTGTAGATATTGGAAGAAGAAAAGATTTAACCGTTATATGGGTTGTTGAATTAATTGGAAATCGGTTTTTTACAAGAATAGTTAAAGAACTTGAAAAAACCCCCTTTAAGATACAAAAAGAAATTTTATACGATATATTGCAACATCCCAAATTTCGAAGATGTTGTATCGATTCTACCGGCATTGGAATGCAGCTTGCCGAAGAAACTCAAACGGATTTTGGGAAGTTTAGAGTTGAACCGATTATGTTTACAGGCAGAACCAAAGAAGAACTTGCCTTTAATCTTTATACAAACTTTGAAGATAAAAACGTTGTTATACCAAGCATGCATAATATACGCGAAGATTTACATTCTATACGTAAAGTAACTTCCGCTTCAAACAACATCCGCTTTGATGTAGCCCAATCCGAAGTTAGCGGACATGCAGATAGATTTTGGGCACTTGCTTTGGCTTTGTATGCCGGTAAAAATTCTACCAACTCGGATATTATTATCGATACATTGAAAAATAGTTACTCCAATACATTATTAAGAGGTTATTAATGAAGTTTTTTAGCATGTTTAAAAAGCCCGATATTTCTACAAATGTTTTAAGTTCCGAAATTGCAACTCGCTCAAACTTGGATTATATATCTAATTTTCTTTCAATGCTTCCCGATCCCGATCCCATATTAACAAAAATAGGAAAAGGGAACTCGGCGTATTATGATTTGCTTACCGATAGCCACTTGTGGAGTGTTATACAGCAAAGGAAAAGCGGGGTGCTTGGTCTGGACTTTCAACTTGATAAAAACGATTCTAACGACATTCTTTATAATTTGGTAACCGATTTGCTTAATGATAGCGATATTGATATTTACAATGTGATAGACCAAGTATTGGATTGTGTTTTATTCGGCTATTCGGTTTTTGAAATTATGTGGGAAAAGAAAAACGGTTACCTTGTACCTTCGGCAATTTTAGAAAAGCCGAGAGATTGGTTTTATTACGATAATACCGGCAAATTAAAGCTAAAAAAGAACGGTAAAGATGATATTGATTTGCCCGATTATAAGTTTTTAGTTGCAACTCATAAAAAAACTTATGTGAACCCATATGGACAAAAAACCATATCAAGATGTTTTTGGCCTGTAAGCTTTAAGCGGGGAGGGCTAAAATTTTGGGTTACTTTTACAGAAAAATACGGTATGCCTTATATAATTGGTAAATTGCCCAGAGGCGTTGAAAAAGAAAAATACAATCAACTGTTATTGTCTTTGGATAATATGGTACAAGATGCCGTTGCCGTTATTCCCGATGACGGAAGTGTTGAAGTAAAAGAGTTTGCAAGACAATCCAGCGTAGAAAGTTACGAACGCTTTTTGTATTTTATGAATACCGAAATATCAAAGGCTATTTTAACGCAAACCCTTACTACCGAAGTTCAAGACAAAGGAACTTATGCCGCAAGCTCTATACATCAACAACAATTACAGGCTGTAGTTAAAGCGGATAAAAGAATTGTTCAAAGTTTTATTAATAAGCTTATAAAATACATTACTATTATAAATTTCGGAGACATACAAGCCCCCATATTCAGGTTCACCGAAGAAGAAAGAATTGATAAAACACTTGCAGAAAGAGATGAAATTTTAAGTCGAACAGGCATAAAGTTTACTAAAAAATATTTTGTAAAAACTTATAAATTTGACGAAGAAGATATTGAAGAAAATTTGCCAAAAACCGGGAACGAATTTTCCGAAAATGATAAAAAGATTGCAGAACCGGGAACTCAATTAGATTATACACCTAACGATAAGATGTTACAGTTACAAGTAGAACAAATATTAAAGCCGATATTGGACTTGGTTAATAATTCTGCCGATTATGATGACATAATGAATAAACTTGCCGAAACTTTCCCTAAAATGAATACAAACCAATTAGAAGCTGTATTAACTAAAATCATTTTTATTGCCGAAACTTCCGGAAGATTAGACAATGGAAACTGATTATAAATTTTTAATTGGGCTTGAACCTAAACAAATAATTGAGTGGTTTGAAAAAAAAGGTTATAAAATAAGTTGGAATTGGGATGATGTTTATAAAGAAGCACATACTAAAGCTTTCACCGTAGCTAAAGCAACACAATTATCTATACTTTCCGAAATACGTACACAAGTGGAAAAAGCTCTTAAAGAAGGTATTACCTTAGAAGAGTTCAAGCGAAACTTAACCGGTAATTTACGAATGAAAGGATGGTGGGGTAAAGTTAAAGCCAAAGATGTACCTAATGTTGATATTGATAAATTAGAGGATCCGGAAAAAGAAGTTACGCTTGGTAGCCCTTACAGATTAAAGAATATTTATACCACTAACCTTAACGTGGCTTACAGTCGTGGAAATTATCAAGGAATGATAGCAAACGCCGTTAATCGTCCTTATTGGATGTATGAAGCGGTAATGGATAAAAATACCCGTCCCAATCATGCAAAACTTAACGGAAAGGTTTTTAGATTTGATGACCCAATTTGGGAGAAACACTATCCGCCCAATGGTTGGGGGTGCAGATGTTCGGTAAGAGCTTTGGATGATGACGACTTAAATGAAATGAGCTTAAAAGTAAGCTCCGGAACTGATTTTGACAATGTTATAAAAATTGACAGGGGATGGGACTATAACCCGGGAAAAGATTTCTTTGATTTTAATGATGATTTCGGTAAATTTAGAGTAAATCCAAAACAAAAAGACTACACATCATATGGTCGCCCTTCATTAAAAAATGTTGATGAAAAATATTTTCAAGAAGCTCCCGAACAACTTCCGAAAATAAAAGATGTCGGTATTGAGAAGTTTACGCAATTGGTAAAAAATGAATTTGGACTTAATAGAGGGGATTATTCAGTTATTGATACAATCGACAAAGATAAAGCCATTATTTATCTTAACAATCTCCAACATGCTTGGGAGAAACAAGACGGAAGAGAACAGTTTTTAAGCTATATAAAGCCTACATTACAAAATCCGTTTGAGGTTTTCCTAACAGAATATATCTCGGATAAAGGGTATATAGAATATAGGAAGAATTATGTTTCTTTATTTAAGGATAGCAAAAGTAGAAGCTTTTTTACAGTTTTAAGACTTGGTAAAGACGGCTCAATATTTTGGAATGCGTACCCGCAAGATTTTAAATATATGGATAAGATTAGGAAGGGAACATTATTATTTAAAATGGAAATAGGGGAGTAAAAAATTACTGCCCTATTTCAAAAGCCTAAAGCGTTTAACAGCTCCCGTGCGCTGCTTTAGGGTCTCTTTAGTTTAACTCCACGGGGAAAACTAAAGCCAATACAAATATACTATTTTTTGTTTCGTTTGTCAATATGGGGAATCCTATTCGCCAAAAACTCTATCTTTACCATTCTTGCAAGTTCATCCGTTCTGCCTACTATTAATTAGTTTCACTCATTTTTCCTTCTTCCTTATCGTTAATTTTATATTTTGGTTTCATATACTCTCCGTATAGTATTTTGTTATCGTAGATTTAATTTTTTCAATTTCTTTATCCGTTAGCTTCATAAATTCTCGCTTCGGTATTTTAATAGTCTTTTCTTTAATCTGTTTTTTTGTTCTTAAATTGCTTCTTGTTGCTTGTTTTATTGTACCACCATAATTATGTATTCCTGCATACTTTATATTTGTGGAAACAATGGCAGCTGTATCATCGCTAAAAGCTTGTACGCTTCTTTTTAGCATGCCACTTCTTTGAAGTATTTTGCCGGGCCAATATCCTTTCTTTTCTCTTTGTTTTATTGTGCTTCTTTTTAGTGCAGCCCATTTACCATCTCTACCTTCTTCGTCAAAATTCTTTCTAACGCTTTCAAGCATTATTTGCGCAATATTAATTAATAATGGTTTAAGATTTTTCGACTTATCTATTAGTTCTTTCATCTCTTTCTCCGTTTTCGTAAATATGGTAAATTGTTCTTAAACTTAAGTTTATTTTTTTTGCTATCTCTTTCGGGTCTTCTCCTCTTTTTTGTAAAACATATCGTTTTTTTAGTTTGAACAATGCTTTTTCGCTAAAATAAACCGTGGTTCTATTAAACCTACAAATCAACTTTAATAGATTCTCAAAACCTATTATATCGGCTATCTCTTTCATATCGCCGTCCAAATATTTGTCCGGATTTCCGGCAATTTCTTTTATCCAATCCATTCGGACTACCTATAAAGAATCAATGGCTTTAATTACTTTTTCTACGTGTTTTCCTTTTAACCACTCTATTTTGGAAACTTTAACAATCCTCAAAATAAACTTCTCCAATGCTTCTGTAGTCTTAACTTTTACTTTTGGGCTGCTCATCCATTTTGCTTCAATCATTCTTAACTGTTTTGGTGTTGCCCAAGGGTCTAATATGTCGCCTCTCTTTTTTAGATGATTATATTTTCGCTTTTTGCTCGTATCTTCAAAACCCATTTTATTAAAAACGGCAATAAGCTGTTTTAATCCGGCTTCATTTAATTCTTTGCTGCTGTTTACATTAAAACTACTTAAAATATCTCGGTATTCGTCATCGCTTAAACCAAGCTTTGCTTTTGCAACATGAACAACTTTTATTAATCCGCTATTTGCCATTTTCCCCCCCTCCAATACGCTTTAAATTCTTTTACACTTTTTATATATTGTTCCAAGTAGTCTTTTGCTTTCTTGTTTTTAACACAATTTAATAAACCGTTATAATCTTTATTAACAACTAATTTGCCTCTGTTTTGCAGTCTTTTTAACTCCTCGGTATCTATTAATAGCTCTCTAATAGTTAAATAAAGATATTGTTTCGCTCTGCAAAAACATGAACTTAATTCCCCCAAATCATTTTCGACTTCGAAATTTTCCATCTTGCTATAAATGTTTAACAATTCGTTTATAACAGGGTTTACCATTGTTTTACTCAAATTTTAGGTCAAGTTGTAATTGATGAGCGTTTTTTATACGCCATAACGATACTTTTTTATAGGTTCTTGGGCTAATTGTGTATCCGCAATGCTCAACATAACCAAGCTGTCTAAGCTCAAAAACTCTTGGTGTTACTTGATTGGGAAACCAGCCCAATAATACCGCAATTTGTTCGTTGGAAATAGGTTCATGTTTAGCTATTACGGATAATACCGTTTGCTGGTTTTTCCCTATGTTAACGCTTTTTAATGCTTCGTTTCTTGCCTGTTCCGCTTTATAACCTTCTCGTTCTTTCATTTTGCACCTTTGTTTATTTTTAAGAAACGTAACGCATAACCTGTAACTAGTTACGCGTCACGCGTCACGCGTCACACGTCACACGTCACTAATTAAGCCAATTCTTCATATTTTGGAATAATATAAAACTGTTCGTCTTGGTCAACTTTTAACCCAACACCGGCAAGTTTGCCGTCATCAAGTTTTTTCCCTGCATAATCCGCCAATATTGCCTCTTTGTCCAAGTCCTCTTTAACACGTACATAAGCTTTTTTATATAGTCTTTTAACAAGTTCTAAAACGGTTTTAAGGTTATATTTACGGTTAAGCAAGGTTACTTTTGGGGGATTTACACGAAAACCGACAGTTCCAAACTGAAATTCTTTGCTTCTTACTTTGTCAAAATCCGATTTGTTTTTGGTGCAAAATGCGTTAATTTCACCTTGAATTGTTTCGATAGTGTAACGTAATTCTTTTGTCTTTTCGTCAAAATCTTCTTTAATTTTGTTCAGTTTTTCGTTCATTTCGGCTTCTTTTTTGGTAAGGGTAGCGTAGTTCACGGCATATTCCTTTAATTGAAGCTCAAGTTCTTCATAGGTCTTAATCATTTTTTTACCTCGTTTTTTATTTGTTGTAGTTCGTCTATTATGTCAGTAATATTGTAGTTCTGATGTTCATGTATCATTTTTGCTAAAAAATATAATATTATTTCATCACCGTATTCTTTTTTAATCCAGCCAAGCAGTATTTTAATCTCTTCAATACTCGGAGGATAAACGATTTTTCCTTTTGTATTTGTAAGTAACATTTTATTATCCCTTTTACCGGTAATCCGGAATTGTTTTTGTTAACTTTTACACATTTATAAATGTTGTTTATTCGCATTTCTATTGTTGAAATACCTTGTATTGTTAATATTGATATTGTAATACTTTTCATTTCGCCTCCGTTTCTCTTCCGGCTACTATATCGGCTATCGGTTTACTAAATGCGGTTAAAGATAATAATAGTGCAATGTCATTTTTACAATCTATATTAGCATTGCTTTTCAACCTTATTTTTTTATGCAAATTTGCT